TATTTCTATCCCAAGTTTGGACGGTTTTAACGAAGGCTTCGAAGGCGGGATGGTGCTTACAGTTTTCCAGAATCATCACCGCACGTAGAGAAAAGAAGTCTTGGCCACTTATCCCATCTCTCTCGAAGTCAGTCCATCGTTCGAGGTACTTAAGTCGAATGAGGGCCCTGAAAAGCGGGTATACGCCACCCATCACCTCTGGATCATCTCTCGACGGATAATCCCGACTATAGTATCTCTGTAAATACAACCCTTCGTCTGTATCGAAAACGTCAGATTTGTCATCATTCACGTCCAAGCCGAAGTCCTCGAATCGTGATTTCAATTCTGACAGTGCCGAGTGATCATGCAAGAGGTAGAGTCCATCATCACCTTGGACTTGACAGTCCCTGTAGATATCACCAGCTGCCATGAGTTGCACTAGTGAATCAATGGTGTTGGTAAAACTGCTACCAGATGGCACGCCGTGGAAGCCTTCATACTCTCCATCCGGAGTAAATACTGGGATACTCACAAATCTCATAGCAACACGTTCTATGTGAGCAAATTCGGAACTACCGAATTCAGACGCTATGATCTTGAAGGCCTCTAGAGCGTGACCGGGAGTCACAGTTGCGTCATATGATGAGAAGTCCATGGCAGCAACGATTCCACCACGTCTCTTATCAATCAACTGTGTCACAGTACGATCTACCTCTTCAGGTCCTAGAAGGGCACTTCTCGATCTCATGTTCTTCTCCACGTTGAGCCATGGCATGAAGACCATCTGTTCAGCTATTGTGTCGGATATCGGATAACCCCACACGTTTCGCGTCTTTCCTTGTTCCTGAGTTCGAGTGAATAGAACTGCAGGGTATTTTCCCCAGTCACTCTCCCAATCCGCAAGGGCGGTCACCAGCAGTCCACCTTTTCGTCGCATGTAGGGTAGACCGGAGTTGCTGGATCGGACAAGGCCGAATACGACGGACTGCGCGCTTGCAATGCGTTTTGTACCATGTCGTATATTGCCAAGGCCATCAGGCTGAGTAGGAAGGTCATGATCAAAGTAAGCACTAAGAGACTCCCTACGAGAATCCCAGTTCTTAGCCACTGAACGAGGGCCCAATTTCTCATAGTTAGAGGTCTCCATCGAACGGAGCTTCGATGTCAGCGATACCTTAGATAACAAGGCTTCTATCTCGTCGGCCAAGTTCTCGTCGGATCTATTCTCGAAAGCAGGGGCAATCAAGACCTCGTCCGAACCATCGGTGATGCGCTGATTGTTGCGGGAAAGGCTATTACGAGCGTCATGGCTTAAATCTTGCAGCCAAATAGGCTTTGCCGTCAACTGCATTTTGTTCTCCATTTTGT